ACTTGATGCATAGATAAATCTCAGGCGGCCAAGGCTTTATCTATGCATCAAGTATTGTTGTGGCCATGAAGAAAATGAAGCTGAAAGAAGACGAGGATGGCAACAAGATCTCCGAAGTCATGGGCATCCGTGCTGGTTGTAAAGTAATGAAAACTCGTTATGCAAAACCATTCGAAGGCATGCAGGTCAAAATTCCCTACGAAACAGGTATGAATCCTTACAGTGGACTGACCGACCTTGCAGAGAAAAAAGGCATGCTCAAGAAAGAAGGCAATCGTTTGGTGTTCACCACTAGCGAAGGCGAAATAATTAAACAATTCCGTAAGGCCTGGGAAGCAAACGAAGATGGATGCCTGGACAAAGTCATGACAGACTTCAAGAACATCAAAACAGAGGTAAGTACAGCCGACGCAACGGAGGAATAAAATGTCAGCAGAAGTAGCAAGCGAAATTTGGAGCGAATTAAAAAGATATGTCAACGTGGTAGATCGTATAGATGCTGCTGAAAGCATTGTGTCTATTCTGATTGATCATGATCATGACGTTGAAGAAATTCGAGAAGCGTTCAAAGGCGATTCAGACATCAAGAAAGCCCTGACCGCATATCTTGACAATGACAAGGACTATGCAGAAGAAGAGGAAGAAGAGTTTGATGACGAGGACAACTACAACAAAGAAGATGACTACTGATGTGGTACAGTAAAGTAGTCGCTGATCTTGGCAACATACCTGACTTCATTGCACATTTTGAGTCAGAACTCACAGATGCCAAACGTGACTGCAAAATTGGCGGCCTGGTAGAAAAGAACATCACTGCCCTACCGGGCATAACCGAGCATAGATTCAACCAGCTACAAGAGATTGAAGCTGTGTTGAACTTTCTCAACATTCAATTGAGAAAGATACGCACTCGACATTTCAAGAAGTATCTTGAAGGCTACGCTCGTGCGCTCACAGCACGTGATGCTGAAAAGTACGTGGATGGTGAAGAAGAAGTTGTGGACTTTGAAACCATCATCAACGAAGTAGCACTGCTACGCAATCGTTGGTTGGGTATTATGAAGGGCTTGGACACCAAACAGTGGCAAATGGGTCACGTGGTTCGCCTGCGCACAGCAGGCATGGAAGACATCACGGTTTAATAAACTAAATACATTATGACACAAAAAGACCCTTCAAACAACTACGTAGACAATCCAGACAAAGGAGCACACGACTCAGCTGCCTGGGCTCAAAAATGGACCAAAGAAAGATACACTGCTAAAAAACGAGCCAACTTTGAGACAGTTGATTCTTATTTGTCGCAGCCTGTTGGCAAGCTATTGGACATTGGTTGCGGATTTGCCCACGAATCCCGCTTTTTTGGGGAAAAGTACGGTACAGAGTTGTGGCTACTAGATGGTGATCAACAACAAAATAGTAACAAACCCGAGTCTGCTTCTTATGGCAACTGGAACACAACAGCAGACGCTTTGTATTTTTATCATACTTTTGACTTTTTAAATGCCAAACTGCAAGAACTAGGCACAAAAAATTATCACTTGATCGATACCAACAACATCAATATTGATGAAAATATAAAATTCGATTTGATCACATCTTGGCTCAGCTGCGGACATCACTATCCTGTAAAGACCTACATTGACTTGATGAAAAAGCACTCGCACGAAAACACCCGCATTATATTGGATCTTAGAACCAAAGGAACGCCTACTAATTTTATAGGCGTAGATGGTTTTGAAATTGTTGACATAGTGTCAAGTCAGGGCAACAAACGTAGCACTGTGGAAATAAAACTGATTTAACGTGACTGATCAGGAACGCTGGCAGCGAGATTTAGCAGAAATGGAAATCTTTTTGCTACTGTTCTTTTTTGAAGCCTGGGTGGCTTTTTGGTGGTGTGTGAGCCACGTCAGTTAAATACCCGCATGAAAATAGTAATTGTCACCGGCGGGTTTGACCCGCTACATTCCGGGCACATTGCCTACTTTGAAGCAGCCCGCGCACTGGGCGATAGACTTGTGGTCGGCATCAATTCCGACGCTTGGCTCACACGCAAAAAAGGTCGCCCATTTATGCCCATGGCAGAACGTCGAGCCATTATTGAAAACTTACGCATGGTAGATCGCGTGATTGAATTTGACGATGAGGACAACACGGCCATTGACGCCATACGTGTTGCTCGTACATACTACACTGTGCCCAGAACCAAGTTTATCTTTGCCAATGGCGGAGACCGCACTGCTGACAACATACCTGAAATGGTGTTTGACGATGTGGACTTCCGCTTTGGCGTAGGTGGCGAGAACAAGATGAATTCTAGTTCATGGATTCTTACAGAATGGAAAACACCCAAGACTGATCGTGCCTGGGGATACTATCGTGTGTTGCACGAAGTTGGTGCCAACACCAAACTCAAAGAACTCACTGTGATGCCCAAAACATGCCTGAGCATGCAACGACATGACAGTCGTGCAGAGTTTTGGTTTGTGGCTGAAGGTCAAGCCACAGTGTACACCTTGGACGAGGCCAGCACTGATCAAGAAGTCAAGTGTCAACTGACCATGCATGAGCATACATTTATCAAAGTCAATGAGTGGCATCAACTGTGCAACGAAACCGATCAACCCTTGAAGTTGATTGAAATACAATACGGTGACCGCTGTGTTGAAGATGACATAGAACGTAAAAAATGAAACCAATTCCTGTGTTTGTGGGTTACGATCCACGAGAAGCCATTGCATATCATACATGTGTAAATTCAATCATCAGACATGCCAGTCAGCCGGTGGCAATTATTCCTGTGGCGTTGAACTTGTTCAAGGACTACGACGAAACACACACTGATGGCAGCAATCAGTTTATCTACAGTCGCTTTCTTGTGCCACACTTAATGGACTATCGAGGTTGGGCCATATTCATTGACGGCGACATGATCCTACGTGGAGATATTGTAGAACTATGGAACCTACAAAGTCCTTTCAACGATGTCATGGTGGTCAAACACGACTACAAAACACGCATGGCTGAAAAGTATCTTGGCAGCAAAAACGAAGACTATCCACGCAAGAACTGGAGCAGTGTGATATTATGGAACTGCAACAGTTTTCCCAACCGCAAACTAACACCAGAGTTTGTGCAAAAGTCAACAGGTGCGGAACTTCACAGATTCTCCTGGCTAGAAGATGAGCGCATCGGAGAACTGCCCCCAGAATGGAATTGGCTGGACGTTGAGTACGATTGGAATCCCTTGGCAAAATTAGTACACTATACCTTGGGCACACCTTGCTTTCATGAGTTTGCTGATGCAGGCGATTTTGCAGAAGACTGGCACAAGGAAAGACTATTAACTGACTACTGTCAGCAAAGAACATAACATGGAACAAGAACAAAACCCACTGCCTGAACAAGAACTAGATGTAGTGGCACCAGAACTAGAACTAGAAATAGAAATAGAACTAGAACAACAACTAGCACCACTGCCTCAGCATGAGCTGGACATGGTACCACCAGAACTGGCAGAATTGTTCAGAGATTTAATCAAATATCGTGTGGACCCAGCAGGCGACTATTATGGATTGAGTTTGGAAGTATTAACTGAAAAAATACAAGCATTAGACACTCAAACTGTACATGCCATAGACAGTGAATATAGATATGAAAGGAAAGGTCACATGTATGATCCTATTTTGCAAAGTTTTGTACAAGGATGCGGCGGGCAAATTACCACCTGGGCCAAGAGCCAAAGTGCAGCGATGCCAGCAGTGTTGCGTGGCATAACCAAACGCAAAGAAATGAATGCATGCCGTGAAGCAGGACGAAATTTTTATTACATCGACACTGGATATTTTGGCAACGGCAAGAAAAAGCTCTATCACCGTATCACACGCAATGACGTTCAAAACGTTGGGCCGGTTATATCTCGACCCAGAGACCGACTGGCAGCCACTGGGTGGCAGCCTAAGAAATTCACTCGCGGCAGCAAAATCTTGTTGGCACCTCCCAGCCAGAAGCTGCTGAATCTCTATGACATCAATCTAGACACCTGGCTAGAATCAGTTCAAGCCGAAATCAATGCCTACACTGATCGAGAAGTTGTTGTGAGACGCAAACAAAGTCGCAGTGTGCGTGTGAATACAGATACCATGGAAATGGCTTTGAGCGATGACATACATTGTTTGATAACATTTTCAAGCATTGCTGCCACAGAAGCATTGTTGTTTGGTAAACCAGCCATAACACTAGGACCCAATGCTGCACAAAGTTTGTGCAGCCGATCGGTGTCGGCCATTGAAAATCTCAACATACCTACTCTAGATGAAGTTGAAGAATGGGCAGCTCATTTGGCCTATTGTCAGTTTACTGAGCAAGACATGAGAGATGGCACTGCCTGGAGAATATTGAATGACCACTGACTGCACAGTTTACGTAAGCAGTGTGGCTAACCCACGAAAACATCCACGTAAAATTTCCTGTCTGGAAAATTTTGCACAAGGTGTGGCAGCTACAGGCGACACTGTGATCACAGAATGGGAAACACAGTATCGACCTGCACGGCTGGCGGTGATCTTGGGATGGGCCACTACAAACACTGGCGGGCCCAACATAACTCTACGCAAACAGATAATTGCCGAACAACAACGCAGAGGTTTTCATACTTTGTGTATTGATGCTTCGTGTTGGAAATATCTTGACAATACTGGTACCTATCTAAGATACAGTTTGGATGGACCGTTTTATGATCGTGCTGAATATGCCAATGCCAACAGCACACCACAAAAATGGCAAGAAATCAGTGCCGCAGTGGGAGTAGGTATGATGCCGTACAACAGTGCAAAAAACGGCCATGTGTTGATCTGCATGCAACGTGATGGCGGTTTTGCAATGAAAAGTCTGCAGCCCATGGCATGGCTGGCAGAAAAAATCTCACAGATTCGTCAAGTGTCCAACAGAACAATCTACATAAGACCACATCCTGGGGACTATCGAGCCGGAGATTTTGATCCATTTCGTCGTACCAAGTATTTTCAAAAAATGAATGTGCATGTGGTTGACTGTGTGAACACATCATTGTTGAACAATCTTGCAGGAGCTCACAGTGCTGTATTTTTTAACAGCAGTGCCAGCGTGGCTGCTGTGTTACAAGGCATCCCGGTGTTTGTGGATGATCAAAGTTGTGTGAGTTGGCAAGTGGCCAACCGTGACATCAATGATATAGAAAATCCCAAACAGTTTGAGCGCGAGCAATGGTTGTATGATTTGGCTGCGGCGCACTGGAGCGACGAAGACGGCCGCACTGGTAGAATCTACCAGAAATTTTTGCCATTTATAAAAAATAATTAGGGTTTTTTGACCAAGACCACATCGTAGTTGTGACCTATTACATGTGACCATTTGTGACGTTCGTCTACTACACTTATGGTTTCTTTGGCAATGGTCACTTGCATGTG